AGTAGCTACAGAAGGAGAACATACTAAGAAGTTTGCTCCACCTCTTAAAGTTTTCTGGTGAATTTTGTTAGATACTTTTTGGATTTTAGTTCCTAAAGTTTGGAACCATTGTCCTTGAGTATTGTAGAATCCACTAGAAGCGTTAGCCCAAGCAGAACCATTCCATACTCTATTGTTTTCAGCAGACCACTTTTCAGTTGTTCTTGCACCGCCGATCAACATATCTAAGATCTCAAGATCAATCTCCATAGAGATATACTCACTCAATAAAGATGTTAACTCAGCCTCAGCATCAATACTGTGGTAAGCGTTAAGATCTTGAGCGAATTCTGGAGTCCATTGTGCTTTCAACTTTCTGGTTTTAGCAACAACTGCCTCAGATTTTAACTCTACATTGATTTCTGGAATGTTGATAGATCCAGCAGGATTGTCTTCAAAGTCTCCTCTTGAAGAATCTGTTGGAGCAGCATGCCATTTGATCTTACCTGTAATTGCAGTAGCAGCAGTAGCTGATTTAGCGATTACAAATACTAAATTACTTCCGTTTACGTGAGTCAATTCAGGGTTAGAAGTAATGTCATCGTTTCCGTGGAAGATTCTAAATGCTCTTACACCGTCAACATCGTATCCAGCAGGAGCTGCTTTAGTTACTGTAAAGTAAAGAGCAGGATTCTTGTCATCGTCGAAGTTTACTGATGCAGATGCAGCAGATCCAGTAGCGACAGCAGATAGAGCAACGTCAGATCCAGTAGCGACAGTGTATCCGAATGCACCAGCACCGTATAGACCACCAGAAGGATCAACATCTACTCCCATTTTATTCACAACTGATACGTTTCCGTATAAGCTTGAATCGTCAGCTTTTCCGTGTCCAGCAGTACCATATTTAAAGTCTAAATAAAATACTAGTCCAGAAGGAAGGTTCATTGGTTGTACAGAGACGAAATCTTTAGATGAGATTTGTGCGAATACCTTTCTTACTAAAGGTAGAGCAACACCAGCCCATTGTTCAGATCCACCACCTGATGTACCGATAGCAGAAGTACCAGTAGATGATTGCTCAGCTACGATTTGTTTTGCTTGATTCTCTAACATGATAGACATGTTTGAAGATTCTTTTTCGTTTAATCCTTCAAGCAATCCAGAAGCACCCCACTTATCAGCTAACCTTTTTGCGTCTTCTTGAAGGGCTTTGTAGCCGTTCGCGCTTTCTAATAGGTTGTTAATTTCCATGATAAATTAAGTTTTTAAAAAATTATTGTTATTAAATTATTCCAGCTAATTTTTGCATTCTTTGTACCGCAGAAGATACTTCATTAATCACTTCTGGTTTACTTGCAGTAGTACCAGTTGCTTTAGATGCACTTCCTAATTTGCTTTCGTTAACTTTAGTTGTCTTTTTAGTTACAACGTTTTCAGATACTGTTTCGAATACTAATTTTACTTCTTTAACAGTCTCTGCTTTATCGAAAGCAGCGATGATATTAACTTTTTGACTCTCACTAAGGTTGTTAGCTTTGAATACTTTGTTAACATACATAAGTTTTGCGTTTAGAAGGTTAACTTCAGATAGTTGATTCTGTAAATGTTCGATAGTATTTAAAGCTTCTGTTAATTCAGAATTGTCTTCTTTTTTAACTTCTTCTTCGTTTACTACTTCTTCTTCAACTTCTTCAGTTACTTCTTCTTCAATTTCCTCGTTAGTAGCTGATTCTAACTCGGCTAATAATTCGTCTAGATCGATTTCGTCATCTTCAGCACCTGCTTCCATGTCGTCCATTTCTGGCTCCATTTCTGCACCTGCATCCATGTCCATTCCGTCTAGCTCTTCTTCTCCACCGTCACCCATTTCTTGAGCGATAATGTCTCGGATAAGGTTCTTTAGGTCATCGACTTCCATGTCTTTAACTTCAATATCCTCATCTTCCTCTTCGGCTTCTACTTCTTCGTCGCCTTCAGCTTCGTCCTCAGATTCTTCTGAGTCATCCTCGGCTTCTACTACGTCTGATTCTTCCATCTGATCATCGTCGTCCATCATTGCTTCGTCCATGTCGTCTTCTTTAGCTTCGTCCATGTCTTTCTCCTTTGCAGGAGCTTCATCCATGTCCTTATCTTTAGCTTCTTCAATTTCCTCTTCGACTTCGTTTACTACTTCTTCTTCTACAGATGAATCTTCCATCTCTTGAAGTTTAGCAGCTAACATATCTTTTAAATGAGGAGTTAAAGACTCTTCTAAAGCTTCTTTAGCGTTAGCAATAGCGGCTTCTCTGATAGATTTAGCTTCAGCAATAGCTTGCTTGAATAAATCTTTGTTTGCCATTATTAATAAATTTGTTTGATTTCTACGATTATTTAAATCGTAATAGGAAAGTTCTTTATAATAAAATACAGTATAGATGACTGTATATTCTTATATAAATATATACTATTTACGGAAAACTAAGTAAATCTGAAAAAGTTTTTAACTTACTGGGCATTCATTCCAGAATGCATTTATTTTACTAAACACTCCTCCTTCAGTTTCATCCTTTTTTACAGTGTTTAATTGTGCTTGGAGTTTCTTAGCATCTTTTGCTTTTACTCCTGCACTAAAAGCGCTAAATACTCCTTTATAAGCACTACCACCACCAAGCTTAACAAATAAAGGTTTAAGACTAACAAATCCTGCTTTTTGAATTCCTCCTGCTACGGCAGCACCTGTTGCTCCTTTAACTGCTGCTACAGCAAATAAAGCTGTTCCTAATTTAAATAAAAATGCTATGAGTAAACCTATAAGGACTGCTCTGTATACTGCGGTAGCGGCAGCTAGCATACATTTTTTTTGCTCTTCTGATGGTCTGAAGGTTTTATATCTAATCATTGCAAAAAGTTTTGCAAGTCCAGCCGGTGATAAAGTTTTATATAACCACTGAGCTAAATCTTTAAACATATCTATCTCGAATACTATAGCTTGACCTGTTGCTTTAACAGCGTTCTGCAAATTAGCAGGAATGTATTTATCAACTAATGGGGTTAATTTTTCTGCGATCTTATCAAGTATTCCTCTTATAAAACCTATAACATCCTTAACTACTTTAGCACCAGTTAAAAAGTCTTTTATGTTACCGAGTACGCTTAATATACTACCTAATACCCCACCAGCTTCATTTATAAAGCCTTTTTTAACTTCAGTATAAAATTCTAGGTTAAGTTTAATCTCTTCTCTAACACTTTGATTAGATTTAGCTTCAGAAATAGTATAGTTAGAGGTTTCTAATACCATTGATACTACTTGAAGTTGTTCTTCTCTAGTAAGCTTTTGATTTGGTAAAGCTATTTCCGCTAGTTTCATTATGCTCTTAATATGTCGTTAATAATAGAATCTAAATTCATATATTTAGAAACTTTCTTTTTAGCTTCATTTAACGATATAGGGTTCATAAATGCACCGTGAGTAGATGGATTAGATACAAAGTCCCAGCATACTAATTCAAAGTCTGGTTGTACTTCTAAATTACCTTCGTTAGTCTGTTGAACTGAACCGGTACCTCTAGAACTAATACCGATAGTATGTCCTGCTTTGATTATTTCTTTTACAATATTACCTGCTGGTGTGTTTAATAACTCAACTTTTCCCATTAAGTCATCTCCGTCCCACCATAGGTTTTTTACAATATGAGAAGCATTTTTTAAAGATACAACAGGAGATTCAGGATGATCTAATTCACCATATGCATTACCATTCTTAACGAATTCATCCATATACTTTTTCATCTCTCTTTCTAAGATAGATTTAGAGTAAACTCTACCGTTTTGATTCTTAGCTACTGCTCTTTGCATAACACCTTCAACCTCAAATACACCTGGTCTAGTTTTTGACTCGGTAATAATAGGTCTAAATGTTGATACTTCTACTAATAATTGTGCCATTGTTTCTTGTTGTTTCTTGTTGTTACTGCCCCGTTCTTGTCTTAGTACGCAGTGGTGGTGGCGGTGGTGGGCCTTGTGGCTTCTGTAATTTAGAGATATCTGGTGCAGCAGGTGGTCCTTTTGGTAATGCTCTATCTGCTAAATCTTTAACAGCAGAATTCCAATCATTATCATCATCTCCAGACCAATAGTCAACAGCGGTTACTCTATTTTTTAAATCTTCATCGCTACCTTTTTCAACTTCTTGGGCAAATTGAGAGTATGTTCTTTTGATGACATTAATATCTCCAAGGTCTTTTCTTGCTATATTTTTCTTTTTCATATACTCCCCGAATGCTGTTGCAACTTGAGGTTCTTTCAGTGCTCTATCCATTAATTTTGCAAATAGTGGAGTATCTCCTTCATCGTAATAGACTACATTTGTTAGAGCGTCAATTACCTTACCATCTTCAGTTGTTTTGAAAGAAGGGAATTTAGCTTCCACAATCGTTTCTTTTTTACTTAAACCAGTAAGCTTATTTTCTACTAAGAATTTTTTTAAATCAAAATTATTCATTATACTATTCTTTAAAATTATTTATTATTTTTTAGTCTCTCTTAATGATCCGTTTACCGGAGGTGTATAAACAGTATTTTTAACTGGTTCTGCTTCTCCTAATGGAGCTTCACCTGAGTTATGTCTGTCTATATCTCTTTGAGAGATAACTTTTACTTTTGGTTGATCTAATCCTTTAGTAAATCCTTTTTTAGTTACAGGTCTAAGATCTTTTATAAATGCTGTTTCGATAGCTGGAGCTAAAAATCCTCCAACTTTTAAACCTTCTTCATTTCTTATATCAC